TAGTTTGAAGCCGTTAGATGGAACAGGAGACTTTACCTTTACTAGAGGTAGTGATATTAGTGCTACGAGAGTTAATGAGGATGGCTATATAGAGAAGGGTAGAGAGAATCTCTTGCTGCAATCAAATCAGTTTGATACTACTTGGACAATTGACACCTCAACTGCATCAATAACAAGCGGACAAGCGGATAAAGATGGCGGCACGGATGCTTGGTCATTGGTTGCAAAAGCAGTTAATGGACACCACCGAATTATTCAAACATTTACAGGTGCGGCAAATAGTATCAATACCTTTAGTGTATTCGCCAAAGCTAACGGCTACAACTTTTTAAGAATCGTTGAAAATGCAATAACGGGGGATTTTGCAACCTTTGACTTATCTAATGGAAGCGTTGCAAACACGACTGGAATAGCAAACACTGCAACGATTGAAGCGGTAGGGTCAGCAGGATGGTATAGATGTAGTATTGCTTTTGATTGTGGCGCAACCACACGCATTGACATCTACACAATGGAAACAAACGGCACAACAAGTTTTGTTGGTGATGGCGTGAGTGGAGCGTATATTATGAATGCCCAAGCAGAAAGCGGTCTTGTAGCTACTGATTACATTGAAACAGGAGCATCTACTGCACAAGCGGGTATCTTGGAGGATATGCCTCGTTTAGATTATAGTGGTGGTGCTTCGTGTCCTTCTCTTTTACTTGAGCCAAGTAGGACGAATTTAGTGCCTTATTCGGAATACTTTGATGCTTATACAAAATCAGATACCTCTATATTAACAAATCAAGCACAAAGTCCAGAGGGACTTGTTAATGCGTCTTTGATTGCTGAAACGGCTACAAATAGCAACCACTATTTGGGTCTAACTTCTGGTATTTCTGTTGTCTCTGGAACGACATATACATTTAGTGTTTTTATAAAAAAAGGAGATGGAGCATCTGCTCCCGATTATTGTCAGTTGACATTTAACTCTGCTGGTTTTGGTGCGATTTACGCTAATTTTAATTTAAGCAATGGCACAATAGGAGCATTAAGTGGCGTTACTCCTCTTATAAGCGATTCAACCATTAATGGTTTTTGGAGATGTAGTATTACGGCAACCGCTACTTCTACGGCTAATACTGGCTCAATCGTAGCATTTACAAATAACAATGATTCATTAGGTCGTTTGCCATCCTATCTTGGGAATACGGCTTCGGATTTTTATGCTTACGGCTTCCAAGTAGAAGAAGGCTCCTATCCAACAAGTTACATACCTACATATGGTACATCGCAAACGAGGTTGGAAGATGACCCAGCGCCATTAGATGTAACTGGCTTAACATCTACCTATAACACTTTGTATGCTGAATTTGAAGTGAGCAATATTGATTCTACGATGCAAGGTAAAATCGCTTTGTCGGATAACTCATCAGACAACCGAATGACTATTTTTCAAAGTAGTGATGATTTAATAATATTATTAAACGCTGGAGGAAGTGGTCAAACACCTATAACTGCATCTGGTGTTTTGTCGGTAGGTACAAATTTCAAAGTAGCAGTAAAGAATCAAAACGGAAGCCACGCTTTATTCATTAATGGAACAAAGATTGGCGAAGAATCTTCAACAACTCCAACGGGTTTAAATAGATTGAGATATGGAACTGAAAGAGAAATAAACACTTCACAAAAATTCTTGGGAGATATAAAGCAAACCCTCGTATTCCCAACTGCCCTATCCGATGATGAGTGTATAGAACTAACAACGATTTGATGAATTGGTATTTATTGCAATCAAAGAATATGAAGTTAAGTAAGAACCTAACATTAGGAGAAGCAACAAAATCACATACTGCGATTAAGTATGGGATCAGCAATAAGCCCTCTGGAGAGCATCTCTCTAACTTGATCCAGATAGCTAGTAAGATATTCCAACCTGTAAGAGATCACTTCCAGAAGCCTATCATAGTGAGTTCAGGATATAGATCTCAAGCATTGAATGATATCATAGGAGGTGCATCAGCATCTCAGCATTCAAAAGGTGAGGCTCTAGATTTAGATGGATCAGTAGAGAACTTCCTGATCTTTGAATACATCAAGAACAATCTGGAGTTTGATCAACTGATATGGGAATTTGGAGATGATGAGAACCCTGATTGGGTTCATGTCTCTTACAAATCAGAGGACAATAGAGGAGAGGTCCTTCAAGCCGTTAGGCAGAATGGAAGAGTAATATATAAGAGATGGGGTTAAAGAGAGCAAAGAATATATTTCTGTATTCAGATTCAGAGCCTAATGAGATCCTGATTTCGCTTTGTCATTTAATCTGCTTACCTCTTAGCATATGTGCTGAGTATGAAGATCCTAACTATTGGCTCATTATAGGGGCTTTGTTTATTGGGGGATATCAGCTATGGGCAGTGGTTTATTCTGGATCATTGAAAAATAGACTAAGAGCGGTGAAGTTGGCTTCTTTAATTGCATTGGCTACTATCATAAACTTATCTATGGTAGGTCTAATGGAGGGCAGTAGAACAGGATGGATTATTATATTCCTGTTTGCTTGTTGGAATGTGATCAGAGTAGAAAAGGAAAAGATAGCAAGAAATGGATAGTCAGGTAATAATCACTATAGGCACAATCCTTGCAAGTGCAGGGATATGGAAATTCTTGGAGTTTAGATTGAAGTTAAAAACAGACTACAAAAAGGAATCAGTGCAGAATAGTGATGGTGTTCAGTATCGTGATGATCTAAAAAACAGAGTTGCTAGATTAGAGCAGTTATTGGAGGAGAGCAATACGAAGGTATTGGAACTTACTGCTGAGGTTCATGCGCTGAGAACAGAGGTGGGATTTTTAAAAAAAGAAAACGATAGATTACGAGGATGATAGATAGAGTTACAAAGAATTGGAAAACGACTGCCGTAGGAGCAGTATTATTCGCAGCAGGTATTATATTGGTGGCTATGGAGAAGGCTTCATTGACTGAAGCAGGAACATTCTTTGGTGTAGCCTTTATGTTATTCTTTTCTAAAGACAAATTATGAACGATACAGATTTCGGATTCTCAAATGACTTTGAGGACTTTGTGGATGAATTAACCAATGATAAGGCAAATGATAATGCCTGTAGCATTGATAACCCAGATTGTGAAGCATGTGGGAGTTAAGAAGGGGAGCAGTTCTGATAGGGCTGCTTTTTTTACTTCAGGGATGTGGTGCGAAGTGGCACCTGAATCGTGCGATTGCAAAAGATCCAACAATTCTAGATTCAGTTGTGCTAAAAGTGGATACTCTGATCATAACTCAAAAAGAAGCCGTTAGAGACACTTTAATTCTTGAACGGATAGATACCCTCAGAATTATAAAAGAAGGCATTAGAATTGATCTGAGAAGGTTCTACGACACTATAGAGGTGGATATTGAATGTCCTGCTGATACTATTAGGATCCAGAAGGAGATCAGAGTACCTCAAGTCATCTATGAGGAAAAGTCATTTAAGAAGAAACATCTGATTATCTTGATTATGTCAATAATCCTTTATACCTTCGGTCTTATTAAATTACTTAAGTAAGTATACTATATATATATATTACTCTGTAAGAGTAACTAATTACAATTAAATACTTATTATACTTATAAGTAATACTCTCTTTCAGAGAGTTAAAAAAAAACAATGACTAGAAGACAAAAGAGTATAGCTATAGAGAACAAAGAGATAGCAGATGATTATCACAATCACTTCCTATCTCACTTTGGATTTCATGATGAGCAGAGATCTGATCACTATAGTTTCTGGAAGTATTACCAAGAGGAGCAGAGCATATGACAATGAGAGAAGCACAGAGTCTAGCAGTTAGTCTTAATGACAAGGGTTATACTGCTTGGGCAGTTCAGGGATTTAGCGTTAAGCTAATGATCAATGGAGTAGTATACCAAATTAAAGAAGAAGATGAGAGATCCGAACATTGATAGATACCTTCATAAGATGGCTATGCTATTCCAGAACTTAGGTTTAGATTCAACTCCTGAGGAGAGACTATATGCTAAGGAGGAAGAGTATAGATACTTGGGTAGAATAGCAGAAATTGATTGGGAGTATGCTCAGAGATTAGGATATGACTGATCACACTAAAATAGAAATCAAGTTAGGTAAGATACCTAGTCTTAATAAATTCTACTCCTCACCACATTGGACATTCAGATCCAGAGAGAAGACTAAGTGGAAGGAGATCATTACTGATCAGTTAGATTATGACTTTCAGTTTGAGTATTGCATAATCACTGCAAAGGTCAATTACAGGTACGATCTAGATAATTGCATTATGGCTATCAAGTTCACTCAAGATGCATTGGTAGATGCAGGAATGATAGCCGATGATAACAAGAAGTTCATCAAGTCAGTCAGGATAGAACCTGCTTCTGATATCCCTAAGGATACATCAGTGATCCAGATAGAGGGAAAAATAATCAACAAATAATTTTCATATCTCAAAATCCTTTTCTAAGTTTGACCTGTTAATCAAAACTTAAAGAGATGGAAAGAGAGAACTTTTATCAGATCATTGATGATCTAGAAGCCTTCGCAGAGAAGATAGGAAGCGAATGGATGAAGGAAAGACTAGCGATGCTAGAGGTACAGATAATTAATCAATCAACTAAATAATTATGAAGACAAGTAAAGTTGTAGCGGTAAATCCGCAAGGGGACTATCAGTTAAAGGATGGAAGAACTTTATACAAGTTCGTTCTAACTTTTGAGAATGGAGATACAGGAGAATACTCTTCAGTAAAGCCAGATCAGAACAAGTTCGTAGTAGGTCAGGAAGCGGAGTATGAATTGAATGCTACGCAGTATGGTAACAGAATCAAGCCTGTATATTCTCAGGGTGGTGGTTTCTCTGGAGGAGGATATTCTAAAGGTAACTACTCAGCAGGATCTGATGATAAGCAGAAGATGATTGTAAAGCAATCCTGCCTTAAAGCAGCAGTTGATCTCTTAAAAGACAAAGGTGCTAAGAGCACAGATGTTCTAAAGATAGCTGACTCTTTTGTGAGTTGGGTATTGGAAGAAGATAAGAAGGAGACTTCATACGATAATCATTTCTCATCTAGAGAAGAAAAGATACAAGTAGCGAATGCTATTGTAAATGGTCAAGATGATGACTTACCATTCTAGTTGATTGATTGTGTTAGGTAGAGAGGGGTAGAGATGCTCCTCTTTTTTTTTCTCAGGATCTGAGATATTAAAAATATAGTGTTAATTTAGAGGGATGATTCACAAACACATAATACAATCAAGTAAGACTCTTCGCTATCTGGAGAGAGCGAGAGAGGGAAAGATCTCAGAGGCTTCAAGATTTGGAGTAGGAGAGATAGATGATCATTTAAGATTTAAGAAGGGAAACTTCATAGTAGTAACAGGACACGCTAATGTTGGGAAGACTCACACGATGACCTACCTTCAGTTGCTCCATACTTTAGAGAATGGAACGAAGTGGCTGATCTACTCCTCAGAGAATGAGGTTCAATCACTCCAGAGGAAGATCATTGAATTCCTAGCAGGGAAGCCAATCAATCAGATAGATGAGAGAACATTCTGGAGACACCATAGCTTTGTAGAGGGACATTGGGCATTCCTAGATTCAGAGTTGATAGTTGATGCTTTTGAGTTATTGGAGATCGCTAAAGAGGTCTATGATGCTTGGGAGTTTCAAGGGATGATGATAGATCCGTATAACTCGCTAACGATAAAGAAGGAATATCTCAAGGGAGTTTCAACTCACGAATATCATTATGAGGTAACAAGCCACATAAGAAAGTTCTGTAAGGAATATGGTATTACTACGATCCTGAATACGCATCCTGCAACACAAGCACTAAGACAGGTTCATAAAGGATCTCACGATTATGCTAATCATACGATGCCTCCTATGGCTTCAGATGTTGAAGGCGGGGGTAAGTTCGTGAATCGTAGTGATGAATTCTTTGTGATCCACAGGTACACGCAGCATCCGACAGATTGGATCTTCACAGATATTCATGTGAGGAAAGTGAAGGAGTTGGAATCTGGAGGTAGACCGACACCATTAGATTCACCTATCAGGATGGAATCAACACAGGGTAATTGTGGGTTTAGAATTAATGGAATAAATTTGGTAACTAAAGACAGAGAAATAGATGGATCTCCATTTTGAGGGTAATAGGCTATACTATATGGAAAAGGAATCAGAGTTGTATCGGGCTCTGGACCACCTAAGCAAAGAGTTGAGTGATCAGAAGACTATGACTAAGGAGGATATGTGGGAAGTATTCCAGATACTCGCTGATTCAGCAGCAGTCTATAGACACATCACAGATTACTTTACAACTCTAGACAGACTGATCCTAGATGCTAGGATTGAGAATGGGAAATTAAAGCAGGAGATGTATGATCTGAAGAAAGAGAATCATAGATTAAATGAGATGGTAGATAGAGAAATGGATAAATTTTAAAATATGAAAACATTGAATAGCTTATCTGGAGGTAAGACATCAAGTTATATCGCAGCAAACTATCCTGCGGATTATGATGTGTTCTCTTTAGTAAGAATAGAGGATGAGAACTGCAAGTTCCCTGATGAGAAGATCCGTAAGGAGGTAGAGGATAGAATCCAAGCACCATTCATAGGAACGGCAGAAGATGATACTATCATCTACACGATGCTTGATCTTGAGCAGTACATAGGTAGACCTATTACTTGGGTTACAGGGAAGACCTTTGAGCAGAGTATTAATAAGCATGGAGGATTCTTACCTAATAAGATTGCGAGATACTGCACTACAGATATGAAAACTATGCCCATTGCTCAATGGAGATATAAGAACATAGATGAAGATCTTATTATGAGGTTTGGCTATAGAGCCAATGAAACAGGCAGAGCCAATAGAATGCTTGAAAAGACTAATTCTAATGGAATGACAGAGGTCAAGATTATAGTAGGTAAACATTCTAATGGAAATAATAAATGGAAAACTATAGAGTACTGCAAACCAGAATTTCCATTGATCCAAGCGAATATCTATAAGGATTCTATTGAAGAATTCTGGAAGTCCAAGCCTGTGCGTTTTGCTTATATGAATAATTGTGTTGGATGTTGGTGGAGAGGTCCAATGCTTCTAAAGCATATGGCAGATAAACATCCTAACAAGATGGAATGGTTTGCTAATCAAGAAGAGAATAATAAGGGCAGGTTTAAAAGTGAAGTTTCTTATCGTGAGATAATAAATTACAATTCTCAGATAATGCTCTTTGATGATGATTTTAACGAATGTGATTCTGGATATTGTGGACTTTAAGAGAAAGATGAATAATGGTCAAAGGTTTGAGATCAATGGGATGGAGTTCATATGCTTAGAGACTCACGCTTATTTCCAAACGAGGCTAGATGGAGAAGAATCAGATATTGATGTAGGATGTAGCTATTACATAGTAAGGAACACATCAACAGGGAAACTACACAGAATACCATTTCAGAAAATAATAGATAAAGAGAAAGAGATAACATGGAAGATTTAAGTATTGTATTGAAGGAGTATTATGAAACGATTGGAATCATTCCAAGAAATACCAGAGAATTGGATCAAGTCTATGCAAGATCCGCTATGATGGTAGCGATGAGAAAGTATATGACCTTACATCAGATCGGCAGGATCTTTGGTAAGAATCACGCTACTATTCATCACGCAGTAAAGAATCACGAGCAGAATCATAATTGGAGTGAGATGTATAGATACTATCATTCTATAGCTAATGATATCCTGTTAGAATGCCCTATTAAGAGCATTCAGAGTGATAATAAACTTCAGGCTCAGTTCACTAGACAGAAGATGAGAATCGTAGAGCTAGAGTATGAGGTTGAGAAATTAACACATAAGTGTCAAGAACTTAGTGAGAATTGCAGTATATTACAGAAATTAAATAAGCAGTTACAGAATGCAGATTGAATTTAGCCCTCTTTATGGATTGATGTTTGGATTTAACTATGCTTACTATCCTGCGATAGAAGAGCATAAGCCATTGCATCTGATCCAAATGGGGCTAGGTTTAGTCATGGTACAAATAGCATGGGAAGAATAGAAACATTCTACAGAAAGAATTTCAAAAGACTAACAGGATTCATTAAGGAATATACTGATGGTTCTTATGAGGTTGCATCTGATATTGTTCAGATGGTGTTTCTACGGCTATTGGAATTAGAAGGTGAAGGGAGGACCAACTTTTATGAGGAGGACTCCCTTAACTTTTTTTATGTCTATAGATCCTGTATCAATACGGCTCTTAAATATCAAAGAGCAAAGAAGAAGATCAACAAGGTTTCTCTGGAGGATTTTGATGTTGAGGACTATCAGCCATATCCAGAGGAAAAAGCAGCACTTGAGAAACTCATCACCATTATGGAGGATGAGATGAAGGAACTGCATTGGTATGATGAGAAGATGATTAAGATTCATATGGAGGGAACGAGTATGAATCAGATACATAGAGAGACAGATATCGGACTAACATCAATTAAGAATACGATCAAGAATGGAAAAGCAAGAATCCACGACAGGCTCAGAGAAGATTGGGAAGACTTCGCAAACGGAGACTACGACAAAATCTAAGAAGCGAGGTAGACCAAAGGGAAGTAAAAATAAGTCTAAAGGTCTAGGAGATAGCATTGAGAAGTTCACAGAGGCTACAGGAATCAAAGCAGTAGTAAAGGCTATTGCAGGAGAGGATTGTGGATGTGATGAGCGTAGGGATAAACTCAATAAGTTATTTCCTTACAAGAAGGCTGAATGCCTTGATCCTGATGAGATAGAATATCTATCTACAGGTATCTTAAGAAAGAGAACCCTGAAGTATGAGGATCGTGAGCGCATAGCGACTATTCACGCCAGAGTCTTTAACCATAAGTTTGATATCCCCTGTACTTGCAGTCCTAAGATCTGGATGCAATGGATGAGAGAACTCCAAGAACTGCTAGATGCAACTAAGGAAGTATCTTAAGGAAGGGAGAAATCTTAGTGATGATAGAACTGCTATTTGTGTTGATGTAGGCAAATCAGGAGAAGCATTATTCAAGGAACTGACAGGAGCACATAAGTCCTCACTCGCTGATGATAAGAAGCATATAGACTTCTATTGGGGAGATATGAAGGTAGATGTCAAAGGATTGAAGAAGATGCATCATTCAGGATATATCCTTCTGGAATTTATTAATGTCTGGGGAGGTCATGGATGGTGTAGTAGAAAGAGCAAGGCTGAATACATAGCCTTTCAGTTTCCTGATGCCTTCTATATATTCAGGAAGAATCACCTGAGGAGGAGAGCGTTAGACTTGTGTGAGGAGTTTGATAGATCAAAGATCCTGAGGAAGAATTGGATTCCGTATCAGGAAGCGATGTATAAGTGGGTAGGTAGATATAATGCTCAGGATGTGTTCACTTATCTAAAGATGGAAGATGTAGAGGATCTGATCTTTGAGATCCTACCATATAAAATAAAAGAGGGATGATATTACTATTATTTGGAATTGGATTGGGCATAGCCCTGAATCAAGTTAGATCACTCCAGAGGAGAGTTGATGACCTAGAGGAGTTCATTGGAGAAACTTTTTTTGATGATGATGAAAAATAATTATTAAAATTCTTTGTCAATTAAAATATCCTTCTTAGATTTGAATATCATTAAAAGAGAGATAGAAATGAAAAATCCATTCACATTTAAGCAAGACATTGAAAATAACTGCTGCTCTAATTGCGGTAAAAAATTGAATCCAGAGAAAACTACATGGTTGGAATACTCAATTACTGATGGGTGTGTATATGATCTACATGAATTTCCTGAAGGACATATATCGCAAGGTTGGTTTGCCTTCGGACCTGATTGTGCTAAGAAAGTGGTAACTCGCAATGAAGTAAAGAAAGAGGAGATCCAGAAAGAAGATCAATGGAGTAAGCTATACAAGAATACTACAAAGGCTCAACTATTTGAGATCGCTTGTCAGTATGCGATGCTTATGAAGGATGAAGATGAGCAGAAGGCATTTGAATTCTTGAAAGAAGAAAAGAATAGAATATAAATAATCAAAGGGAGGGGCAACCCTCCCAACTATAAACACAAGAGAGAGATGAAAAAGATTGATTGGAATAAGGTAGCGGTAGTTGCATTCTTGCAGACTATGGTCATTCTAGGAATGGTTGCTATGATAGCAGTATATGAATTAGTAGAAATCTTAACCTGTTACTCATGTTAATGCTAGATGGAGTTGATTACGATCAGCAGTGGCTGATTGATAAAGCGAGAGCCGATGAGTTCTATTATGGACCATTAAACAAATTAGCATTATCCTCTTCAAGTTGTAAGATGCTATTAGATAGTCCTAAGACATTCTACAATGTCCAGAAGTATGGATCTGAGGAATCAAGTCCTGCTCTATTAATGGGGAGAGTCATTCATGTGATGATCCTAGAGCCTGAGAACTTTGATGATATCTTTCAGGTGGTAGATGTTGCTTCTAAGAATACTAAAGCCTTCAAAGAGGCTCAATTAGAGAATCCTAAGACTTGTATCACTAGAAAGGATAAGGAAGCAGGAGAGCGGATGGCTGATGCTTTTAACAGGAATGAATTAGCATTGAGTTATCTATCAGGATCTGAGACAGAAGTCCCAATGATTGATAATGTAGGAGGCTTTCCATTTAGAGGGAAGGCAGATATCCAGAGAGGAGGAGAGATCATTGATCTCAAGACCACTACAGATCTCAAGGCATTCCGCTATAGTGCTGATAAGTATGGATATGATCTTCAATGTTATATCTATTGCAATCTATTCAAGACCTCATATAAGGACTTCACATTTATAGTTCTGGATAAGTCATCTACTGATATAGGGATCTATGATGTATCAGAGGAGTTCTACAAGAGAGGAGAAGCGAAGTTTAATAGAGCGATCAGTCTTTACAGAGACTTCTTTGTAAGAGGTGAGGATCTGGATAGTTATACTATTCAAGGAACGCTATGATACAGATTCCAGATTTATTCAAGAATAGTGAGAAGGTGTATCAGTATAGACTTCTGTTATCTAATTTCAGTATTGAGAGACAAGCGTTCATTCATTTGAATGAATCTAGAAGGATAGAAGAACATTTGACTAGGAAAGATATTGACTGCCGTAATATCATGATTATGGATAGAAGTGCTCTTAAGGATAAAATTAATGCTGAGGTCTCTGGAGTGTATTTGTTATATACTCGCATGGGAGTTCTAAATTATATAGGAAAGAGTAAAGATGTAAGAAGGAGACTGATGTCTCACTTTAATACTAAGGAGTTTGATGTTGCTCATATATTCACTATGAATGAAAGAGATATCCATTGGGTAGAGCAGTATTTGATTACAAGATTATTTCCTAAAGAGAATCAGGAGATGAAAGATAAATATCCTGTTAGTGCTTGTTGTAATTGGACTCCTGTAAATAGATTGATATTACAATGAAAAAGCATACTAAGATCTATATGCAATACTTCAACTATGTTCTGGATGATTTCATCCCCTGTGAGATCTGTGGAGGTAGAGCAGTAGATATTCATCATATTGAGAATAGAGGATCAGGAGGTGCTAAAGACAAGGACAGAATAGAGAACCTAATGGCTCTATGCAGAGCAGACCATCTGACATACGGAGATGTTCCTGATAGAGTTCAATGGTTAAAGGACATACATAATAGAAAGCTATGAACAAGATGAATCAATTCCTACGCATTGCAAATGCGAGACTGAAGAAGGTATACCCTAACAAGATCCAGAGAAGGGCTTGGGTAGCGAAGATGTGGGCAAGGTATTGTGAGCGCAATTCGTGATTCGCAAAGTAAGGGTATAACCTCACGAGATTGGATGGTGCTTATTTACACCACTAACAAGTTCGGGGAAAAGTTCGGGGAAAAGTTCAAGCATATAAAAATAGGCGCAACCCGATAATAATGGGCGCAAATTAGAAACCTTTAACACCAAAGAGAAATGAGAGAGATACTACTTGAGATGTATGAGAAACTTTGGAACGCTGACAAGGATAAGTTTGCTTGGAATATGATATTAAAGGAGACACTTGAGAAATTAGAAAAGAAAGACACGCTAATAGACTTAATGAATAGAGACCTAAACAATAACGGAACAGAAAATGACTGAGTTTGAATTATTCAAGAATGGAGTAAAGCTAATGGCTTTGTATCAGGTAACTCTAGAGCAGATGGATCTGATGAAGGGAACACCTATATACTCGCAGAGGGTAAAGCAGCAGATGAATAACCTAGAGCGATCTATAGAGATGATGATCAGAGAGCCTATGAGTAAGTTAGATGGTACTGATGAGATGATGATGAATGATATCCAGAATAAGGTAGATATGATTCTAGATTTATCTCTGGAGGAGATCGCACAACTCAAAGCAGTAATTGAAGAATCAAGAGATGAGCAAGTCTAGCCTCATCCTAGTCAATAGAAATAACTACCATAAACTTCTAGAGATCTTAATACAATTAGATCAGAGAGGTAAACTTGCTCCCCATGAAAGGGAGTTTTTGCGTAACTTAGTTGATTATTAATGGGTTCTATAATTATGGAAAGAGTAGATATTAAGCAGGTAAGACCAAATCCTGATAACCCTAGATTCATCAAGGGGAATAAATTTGAGAAGTTAGTGAAGAGCATCAAGGAGTTTCCTCAGATGTTAGATCTACGACCTATAGTAGTGAATCAGGATATGATCGTACTAGGAGGGAATATGAGATTAAAGGCTTGTGAGGAAGCAGGACTCAAGGAAGTACCTATCATCTTTGCAGATAACCTAACTCCAGAACAAGAGAAGGAATTCATCATTAAGGATAACTCCTCATTCGGTGAATGGGATTGGGATCTACTTGCTAATGAATGGGATCTTCAGGATCTAGAGGATTGGGGTTTAGAGATTCCTAATCTAGATGATGAGGTAGATGAATTAGAGGATGGAGAGGAGATTGAATTACCTCAGAGTGTTCAGGTAGAACCTCCAAAGGAATACATTCTGATTATGGCTGAACCTAATTCTGTAGATTGGGAGGATCTGAAAGAGACTCTACAACTAAAGATGGTTAGAAGAGGAGGATATAAGAAGGGATCAGGATTTGATGCCGTATCCTTAGAGAGAGTATTAGAATGGAGTGATCTAAAAGATAGAATCAATGCTGATAGCAGTACCAAGTAAGGGGAGAGCAGGACTCACAACGACAAATAAGATCTTACCTAACCTCAGCACATTCTTTATTCCAGAGAGTGAGTATCATCAATACAAGGGATTAGTAAAGAACATAGTATGTGTACCTAAGGAAGTGAGAGGGATCACAGATACTAGGAATTGGATTCTAGAGAATACGGATGAGAAGTGGGTAGTGTTCTTAGATGATGATGCGAAGAATGTAGGGTATAACAAACTAGAGGAGAGAAAGACTAAGAAGATAGAGATCAGAGATGAGGGTTTCTGGGCAGAGGAGTTTCTTAAGTATTTTGATCTTACGGAGCAGTTAGGATATAAGATATGGGGAACGAGAACGGAATCCTCACCTAGAGGTACATACCCTTATAAACCTTTCTTAACAAGATCCTATGTTACGGCTTCCTGTATGGGAATAGTCAATGATGGGGAATATCTATTTGATCCTGATTTCAAAGTGAAGGAGGATTATGAGATATGCTTGAGGCATATAAAGGATAAAGGAGGAATCTTAGCGGTTAGGTATTTGCATTGGGAGAATGAGCATTGGGTAACTGATGGAGGATGTAAGGATTATAGGACTATAGATATGGAGCGAGATGCGATCAAGAGGCTTATAAAACTATACCCAAGCATGATCTCTTCAGCGAAGAGGAAGGCTAATGAATTCACCATTAAATTGAATTTATAATGGACAAAACTGAACAACATAAAAAGGCAATGCTAGAAGCCTTAGAAAAATCCTTAGGAGTAGTTACCTCAGCCTGTAAGAGTGTAGGTATAGGAAGGACTACTCACTACCTATGGTTAGATAATGATCCAGAGTATAGGAGAGCAGTTCAGGATGTGGAGAATGTTGCTATAGACTTTGCGGAATCACAATTGCATCAGCAGATAAAGGGAGGTAATCCAACCTCTACAATCTTCTACCTAAAGACTAAGGGTAAGAAGAGAGGATATGTAGAGAGACAGGAGATAGCCCATGAAGGGCTCAAGACCTTTGAGATAGAGGAAGTGGATGAGCAAAATCCGAGTTAATAAAGTCTACGGACATTTAAAGAGATCAGATAAGAAGATAGTAGTGGAACAGGGTGGTACTCGCTCTGGAAAGACATACAACATCCTCTTATGGATTATCTTTCATTATTGTGGGAAGAATGTAGGTAAGACTATTACAATCGCTAGAAAGACCTTTCCTGCAGTTCGCTCCTCAGTCATGAGGGACTTCTTAGATATCCTAAAAGGATCAGATCTCTATAGAGAGGAGAATCATAATAAGTCCAATTCAGAATACATCCTCAATGGGAATCTAGTAGAGTTTATATCTATGGATCAGCCTCAGAAGATCAGGGGTAGGAAGAGAGATCTAGCATTCTTAAATGAGGCTAATGAATTGACCTTTGAGGACTGGCAACAAATCGTATTCCGTACCAACGGAAGAATCATACTTGATTACAATCCTTCAGATACTTTTCACTGGATCTATGACAGGGTAATACCAAGAGATGATGCAGCATTCTATCAAACCACCTATAGAGACAATCCATTCCTAGATCAGACTATCATAGATGAGATAGAGCGATTAAGGGAAACGGATGAGCATTACTGGAGAGTCTATGGATTAGGGGAGAGAGGAACGAATAGAGCACAAGTATTCCAATTCACCACTATCCAGCAGATTCCTGCTTCTGCGAAGTTTCTATCTTATGGGCTTGACTTTGGATTTACTAATGATCCTTCTGCATTGGTGGGATGTTATCAAGATGGGAACAACCTATATTTTCAGGAGATGATCTATTCAACTAACCTAACTAATCAGGATCTGAATAGAGAATTCCAGAAGTTAGAGATAGGGAGGTATGATGAGATCTTTGGAGATTCAGCAGAACCTAAGAGTATAGAAGAACTCCACAGGATGGGATGGAACATTAAGCCTACGGCTAAGGGATCAGATTCAGTCAATGCAGGGATAGATATGCTGAAGAGATTTAAGATTCATATCATAGGCTCTAATCTCATGAAGGAGATGGAGAATTATAAGTGGATGGAGGATAAGAATGGTAACCTCCTGAATAAGCCAGAGGATAAGTACAATCACTTGATAGATGCTATCAGGTATGGAGTATATAACAAACTAAGCAAACCTAACTATGGGAGATACGCAATCCGTTAGCATAGAGATTCCAGAGAATCTATCAGATATAAAACTATCAGCATACAAGAAGTTCATCCTTATGGCTAATGAGGAGAATGGTGATGAGATAGCCTTATATCAGTTCTGTGGCTTGACTCCTAGTCAGCAGGAAGCGATGAAGAAGAAAGATCTTGATGAGATCAGGAATCAGATAGGTATCGTATTGGCTGAAAAGCCTAACCTAGTAAAGACATTCACATTCAAGGGTAAGGAGTATGGATTTCATCCTAAGATAGAAGATATCTCTATGGGAGAGTATATTGATCTGGATACCTACCTACAAGATCCATATAAGAACGCTGAGAGGATATTAGGAGTCTTATATAGACCTATCACTAAGAAGATGTTTGGAAGGCATAGCATTGAGAATTATGATCCAGAGTCCCATAATGGGAATGGGTTTGAGGATCTAAGTGCTGATGTCTTTATGGGGTGTCTGCTTTTTTTTTATCGTATCGCCACCAACTTACAGATAACTTTCCTACAATCTTTGGAGAAGGAGGAGAGGAAGGATATGATGCACAATCCAACTTCTCTAGGAAGTGGGGATGGTATGGAGCAGTACATCAGATTGCTAAAGGAGATCTCCTACAATTTGAGAAAGTAACGGAGTTACCTCTAAGAACTGCACTCACATATCTGGAGTATGAGATAGATAAGAATGAGGTTGAGAAATCTATCATGAAAAAAAATCAACATTAGGCTAGGTTATTAAAAAAGATTTATCATATCTTTGAGTATCAAACAAAGAGAGAGATGAAAGTTCAAGCAAAAGATTTAAAAGTAGGAAATGTCATTAGCGCACAAGGCGCACCAAATGCAACAATAACGGCATTAGGCGAAAAGTTCTTAAAGAATGGAAAGAGAATAGTTAAGGTTACTGCTCAAGTGCCTAACACTAAAGAAGAAGTTAGATTATATGGAGCACCAGAAGGCGGTAACTGGACTGCTTACTTAAATATAAAAGAGGACACAAAGATTACATTAGTTCACTAATAAATAATCAGGGGAGGGGAAACCCTCCCAATTATAAATACAAGAGAGATGAATTTATACGACAAGTTAAGCCCAGAGGCTATTAAGGTATTAGATCAGGAGATGATCAAGTTTCCTTATTCAACGAAGGCATTAATCACAGGATTAAAGGAGAACAGATACTGCTTAGATCTTACATTAAACCAATGTCATAGAGTAGCAGCAGTATTCGGTTTTGAATGCACATTGACTAACATCATCAACTTCTTTGAGTCATGAGTTACTTAGATTGGGAATTAGAAAGCTATCAGAATTATCACGATAGCACTTGTAGTGTCTGCGGAGAATCAAAAGATCCAGATTACTACGATTGCAGATGTAGGGATGAGGATGATGATGAGCATTTAGGTATCTAGTGGTGGTTCGCTAGATTGGTTTGGTTGAGGAGGTCTGTGGTGGATCTCCTCTTTTTTTTAGCCCTATTTTAGCGAATAGGGTTTTTTAATTATATGAAGAAGGGATACTATCAAATAACAGAAGCACTTGAGAGTGCTGCATCAGCAAATGATCAGATCAACCAAGTAACTTGGGGAGATATCTTTGATCTAGATTTCAGGAAGCAGGATATGTTTCCTATTGCTCATGTAATGACAGGAACGGCAACTCTAGGAGAGAGAACCATTACTTATGAGTTTGATCTTCTGGTGATGGATATCGTAGATTATAGCAAAGAGGCTAAGGATCTGTATGAGGGGAATATGATGAAGCAGGATATCTATCATAGGACTCTTTCAGCAATATCTGAGATATTAGCCACCTTCAGGAGAGGGACAGAATATGATGCCTACTTCAGATTGATTAATGATCCTGTTGCAGAGCCTTTTGATGAGGAGATGGAATCTAACATCTGTGGATGGAAGGCAACACTCCAGATAGAAGCAATCAATCCTAATAACATCTGCTAGATGAACGGAGAGAATACAAAGAAGGCATTAGATAAGTTCGGTAAGTATCTTGTTAAGGAGTCTAGAAAGAACCTTACGAGAAAGAAGAAGAATGTAACTAATAGCCTCTATGAATCTCTGGACTTTGATGTGAAGGCTATGCCGAACTCTTTTGAGTTTGACTTCCTGATGAATGAATATGGTGAGTGGGTAGATAAGGGAAGGAAGGCAGGAAAGAATCCTCCATTCTCACCACTAAGGAAATGGGTACAGGATCGCAGGATTCAGTTCAGAAGCAATAAGGGGAAATTCCAGAGTTATGATCAAACGGCTTGGGCGATAGTCAAGAGCATTGGTAAGAAGGGCATCCCTGCATCTAACTTCTATTCTAGACCATTTAACTTAGGATATGCTAAACTCCCTAATGAGATAGTAGAGGCATATGCTCTAGATGTAGAGGATTTTCTAGAGTTTACAATAGACAAATTAAACGAGCAGTATAAAGATGGCGGTAATTAGCCCAACGGGATTATTAGGAACGAGATCACCTATCCTCATTACTTGGAATGGTACAGGTAGTTCAGCAAGTGATATCTATTATTTTAAGTTAGAGATCTATGCTTGGACAGGAGATAAGGATGTAAGACCTGCATCTCCTACTTACACGATAGATAGAACATCAGGATTTGTTGATGCATTTCCAACTGCTGATATCGCTCCTATCTTAGAGAATGAATTCAATCAGCGAGTAAGTAAGTTAGATACAGAAGATCTAGTAACGATGTCTCCAGATGCTCTATTATGGGTTGAGGTAGATTATGATATTGAGTATTTAGATGATCCTAATGTCGTAAATGATACAGGCACTACTACTCGCTTCTTAGTTACAGATGGATATAGTAAGTTCACTGATGGCTCAAATAAGGATCTAGGACAGGCTATCTTGATTGAAGATCAGGATAAGTATTTCTATGAGTTTGATACTTACAATATGCCTATCTACTTAGGTGATGTAGGCAGTAGCTATCAGACTGATGTAGTAAAGATTAAGCTAGTAGGATCTGATGCTTCTAATGATACGATAGTAGTAAGTAATCAGACAGGAGAAGATGCAGAGGATAGAGTTCTGTTGTTCCCTGTGGGTATTCCTAATCTATCTAATTATGTCTTTACAGAGGGCTTAGGATTATCAGAGCCTCGCTTGTTAGATTGGTGGGATGTCCAGATACTAGACTCTAGTGATGCAGTAGTAGATAGTAGAAGATTCTACAATCAATGTGAGCCTAAGTATACTCCTATTCAACTGCAGTACATTAACAGATATGGAATGTGGGACACAATGACCTTCTTTAAGAGGTCAGATACTGATTTAGATGTAAGTAAGGAGAGTTACAGATCAGTGATAGGTTCAGCATCAGCATCTGGATATACTTGGGGAGATCAAGCGAGAGGCAAGAGATCCTATAATGAGGAGATGAGCAAGATAATCACGATGAATACAGGATTCATTGAAGAGGTATCTAATGAGAATCTAGAGCAGTTATTGATGAGTCCTTATGTAGTGATGACTATCAATAGAACGACTACAAGAGTTCAAGATACTTACACGATAGCACAGGATTTTAGAGCAGTCAATGTATTGACCGAATCTCTAAGACTCCAGAAGCATATCAATGAGAAGACTATCAATTATACAATACAGGTAGAGTTTGCAACACCTGATAATGCAATGCTATGATAGAGATCTATATAGGATCAGAGAGAATAGACACCTTTAAGGATGAGGATGTGAATATCACATTGAGCATTCAGAATATAAAAGATATATCTAGGCTCTTTACTGATTTCACTCAGAACTTTCAAGTACCTGCCTCAAGGCAGAATAATGATGTATTTAAGCATTACTATAATGCTGATATCTCAGGAGGGTTTAATGCAGCACTAAGACAGGATGCTACAATCTTTATGAATAAGGAATTATTCAGAGAGGGTTCTATTGAGTTGATGTCTGTGGATATGGTTAATGGTAAGCCTTCTGCTTATGAGGTTGTGTTCTTTTCTGCAGGGGTAAATCTCAAAGATTTATTCGGTGAGGATGAATTAACGGATCTTGATTTATCAGCATATGACCACGCCTATGATGGTGCAGTGATTAGAGGAGCAATGGAAGGAACTACTCCTCTTCATTCTGGGAATGTTATCTATCCATTAATATCTCCTGTTAATGATTGGTTTTATGATAGTGCCTCAAGCACTCACGATGATAATGATATCGCCTATCATACCAGTAATGATAATCATGGCTTAGATTACTATGAGTTAAAACCTGCTATCAGGATCAGCAAGTTGATAGATGCGATTGAGAGTAAGTATGGAATCACTTTCACATCTACCTTCTTCAGTAACTCAAAGTTCACAGATTTATTCCTATGGGGACATAGAAGAGAGGGGTATATGTTCTTTGATCAGGCGAATGGATATACTGCTGAAAAGATTGATTTTACCTCAGCTACAGGATTGTTTGATGTTACTACAGACACCTATACAAATGGCCCATTTACCACAAGTTTAATTTGGAGATATTCAATTACATCTTCAGATGACTATCAATTACATTGGTATGTGAATGGTCAGTATGTAATGAGCAGACAACATTCAGGAAGTGTAACTAATGAAGAGGTATATCTTAATGCTTGGCTAAGTGGAGGAGATAAGGTACAGATAAGATTCTCGCCTCCTATTGATTGGAATGGAAATACTATTACTATTGATTCATGTAGTAGCGATGGAAGACCTTCAGGAGCAGGAGTAGTATCATTTACTGCATCTACTTCAACTCCTCAATCATTCAATACAGATGTTATCATGAGTGATCAGATGCCTGAGCAGAAGGTCTATGATTTCATTCTAGGTCTAGTGAAGATGTTTAATCTAGTGATTGAGCCAACAAGCAGGACTAAGTTTATTGTAGAGCCACTAGATGATTGGTATGCTTTAGGATCTAACTATGATATTACTGATCATGTAGATATATCTTCTGAGAAAGTTACGAAGCCAGAACTCTATAGAAGGATCTCATTCAAGTATCAGGAATCTGGATCATATCTAGAGGAGGCATACAGAAACACAAACGGAGGTATAGGATATGGAGATCTGAGAGCAGACTTTACCTTTGATGGTGGAGAGTTGAGTGCTGAATCAACATTTGAATTAATGAAATATCAGAAGTTAGATGATCCTAGCAATGGTATTGTGAATTTCCTAGTAGGAAAGAGTATTGATAAGGAAGGAGATCCGTATATCGGTCAGCCTGTAATCTTCTACTCACCAAGCACATTAAACATCTCATCCTATCCAATTGGATTCCTAGATGAATCAGGAAGAACAACCACTGCCTCTAATCAAGTGTATCTATGTGGAAATATAAATAACAGAGTTGCAGCAGATGTAACGCAAATGCTAACCTATGGACTTGAAGTTGATCCTCTTCATGAGCAGAGTTTCGTGCAGACCTTATACAATCAATTCTGGGAAGATTATATCACTGATCTCTACTCAACTAGCAGGAGGATATATCAGATGAAGGCGATACTGCCTTTTAGTGTCTCTTCTCAGTTGAGGATGAATGATAAGTTAGATATCAATGGAAGGAGATATGTTATTAATGAGATCCAGATAAACCTGAGAACTCAGGAGGCTACTTTGGAACTTCTAAACGATGTGTGATGCACTTGGGTTTTATAATTGAGCAACTTCAGAAAGTAGAAGCTACAGATCAGGATTTGATGATAGCTAAAGGAGAATGGAAGATTCTCACTAAGTGGAGCGAAGCTAAAGAACAAATTAGATGGCGGTTAAGAAAGAAATAGAGATCAATGTAAATACTAGCAAGGCTGAGAAGAGCGTAGATGATCTAGAGGGAGGTCTTGAGGGAGTTACTGCACAAGCAGATAAACTCACAGGAGGGTTAGTATCAGGCTTCAAGAAGGGAGTTGCAGGAATCAAGCAGGGAATCACTGCTATGAAGTCTCTGAAGGTTGCTATCGCAGCCACAGGGATAGGTCTATTATTGATTGCTATTACTTCCCTTACATCTTACTTCACTAAGACTCAGAGAGGTGCTGATAAGTTATCTCAGGCACTTAAGGGAATGGGTGCAGTAGTTGATGTGTTAGTAGATAGATTCTCAACATTTGGAGAGGGCATCTTTGCGATATTCTCTGGAGACTTTGCTAAGGGTGTAGATATCCTGAAGGGATCATTCAAGGGATTAGGTGATGAGATCAGATCAGAAGCAAAAGCAGCAATTGATCTAGAGAAAGCACAACAGGCTCTAGAGGATAGACAGATATCTCTAATTAAGGTCAATGCAGAAAGGAGAGCATCTATTGAAGCATTAAGACTTGCAGCAGAAGATGAGAATAAGACTAATGCTGAGAGAGCAGATGCACTTAGAGAGGCAGCTAGACTCCAGAATGAGATTGCTGATGATGAGATATCTATAGCTAAGGAAAGAGCGAGAATAATTAGAGAGCGAGTTGCTTTAGGGGAGTCATCAAGAGATGATATTAGAGAACAAGCAGAGGCAGAGGCTAGAATCATTGAGCTAGAAGCGGAGAGAGATAGAAGATTAAAATCTTTAGTAACTAGATTGAATGCCTTTACTAAGGCTCAGGATGAGGCTACTGATTCAACACAGAAATACAATGAGGAATTAACTAAGATTGCCTCTAAGGAGATTCAGTTTGCTGCAGATACTAATGCAGTTACATTAGCTATGCATAAAGATCTAAGGTCTAGTATGGCTATGATAGATCAGCAGTATGCGAATGTTGCTGATGGAATCAGAAAGGATTCCCTTAAGAAGACAAGAAGCCAGAAGATGGCTGAATTAGATATCATTGCAGGTACTCTAGGATCATTAAGTCAGTTAGCAGGAGAGAATGCTCAATCTGGAAAAGCACTAAGTGCTGCAGAGGCTATCATCAATACTTATACAGGGGCTACGAAGGCACTTGCTCAAGGTGGTATATTTGGTGCAGTTGCAGCAGCAGGAGTTGTCGCATCAGGTATCGCATCGGTAAGACAGATATATGCTACACCAATTCCTGCGACTACAGGAGGCGGTGGTGGAGGATCAACACCTAGACCACAGATATCAGCACCTGCAATCACTCCTAGATTATCATTGAACACTCAAGTATCTGATCTAGGGAATCAGATTACAGAGTCTCTAAGTAAGACTCCTGTGAGAGCATATGTAGTGAATCAAGATGTGCAGACTGCTGCGAAGATGGATAGAAAGATTAGAGAAACGGCAACAATAGGATAGATATGAAGTTTTTTGAGTTAGTATTAGATGAGGATAAACTCCTTCATGGTATAGATGCGATATCCATAGTGGAGCATCCTGCTATAGAGGAGGACTTCATCACGATGAGTAAGGACCACAAGTTTGAATTCAAGGAGGTAGATCAGGAGAAGAAGATCCTGATGGGAGCAGCAATGATTCCAGAGAAGCCTATCTACAGAGTTGAAGGTGATCAGGAGTATTATGTATTCTTTACAAAGGAGACAATCCGCAGAGCCTCTGAATTGTATCTGATGAATGGTAAGCAGGGCAATGCTACGCTAGAGCATCAGGAGAAGATATCAGGCTTATCATTAGTTGAGAGTTGGATCATAGAAGATTCAGAGAAGGATAAGAGCAGAGCCTATGGCTTAGAGTATCCTGTAGGAACTTGGATGGTGAGTATGAAGGTCAATAATGAGGATATCTGGAATGAATATGTCAAAAGTGGGAAGGTCAAAGGATTCAGCATTGAAGGATGGTTCATGCAGCGAGAGTCGGCTATTGAGATCAATACAGAATTATCTAGAATTGAATCAGAAGAAGCAGACCACCTGCTCTCACTTTATCTTCTGGGAATAATCAAAGGTTCTGTAAAGAACGACAAGAGATATAAGAGCGGTAAGAAGCTAGAGATGGAATCATACAGAGACTATCCTGATTCAGTTTCTAACAACGCAAAGAAGGGTATTGAACTCAATGAGAAGCAAGGGAATAAATGTGCTACTCAGGTAGGTAAGGTTAGAGCGCAGCAGTTGGCTCAGAAGCAGCCTCTATCAGTTGAGACTATAAAGAGAATGTATAGTTACCTAAGCAGAGCGCAGGAATACTATGATGAGGGAGACACCACATCCTGTGGATATATCTCATATATGTTATGGGGTGGATTATCTGCTAGGAGATGGGCAGAGAGTAAATTGAAGGAATTGGATCAGTTATGAAAATAACCCAAAATCTTAATAAATAGTTGTTTAATTAGAAAAGTTCAAAGAAATGAATCTACAAGAAGTATTCAAGAAGATTGAAATGGCTCTTACTCCTCAAGAGACTCCAGAAGTTCAAGAGGAAGTAAAAGTTGAGATGGCTACAATGAAACTCGCAGGAGGTGTTGTAGTTGAGGCAGAATCATTTGAGGCAGGTGAGAATGTATTCTTACTAGGTGAAGATGAAGAGAAAGTTGCTGCTCCTGTTGGAGAGCATGAGTTGGAAGA